CAAATGGCCGCGGCAAAGCGCGAAGTGCTGGACGAGGAATTCGTCAAGCGTAGGATTCTGGCATTGGCCGGGACGCATTCGGAGCCGCCGAAGTGGCTGATCTCGGCGAAGCCGTCGAAGCGATCGCCTGGTGTGCCAACGCTTTTTGCATCCGATCTACATTGGGGCGAGGTAGTCGACGCCAGCCAGATCGGCGGCGTCAACGAGTACGACATGGCAATCGCCAATCGTCGGATTCGCCGCATGATCGAGGTGACGATCGACCTATTGAGCAATCACATGGTCAACCCGGATTATCCGGGGATCGTGTTTGCTCTTGGCGGTGACCTCGTCTCGGGCGACATCCATGAAGAGTTGATGGCGACGAACCAGGCTGAAATCATGCCGGTCGTGCTGGATCTCTTCGGCGCTCTGACGTGGTGTATCGAGACGCTGGCCGATCGATTTGGCCGCGTGTTCGTGCCGTGCGTATCCGGCAACCACGGGCGCAACACGCACAAGATTCGCGCCAAAGGGCGCAATCACACGTCGTTCGATTGGCTGCTGTATTGCTTCCTGGCGAAACGATTCGAAGGCGACAATCGCGTTTCGTTCCTGATCCCTAATGGTCCTGATGCACTGTATCGAGTTTACAACACTCGATATTTGCTAACTCACGGTGACCAATTCCGCGGCGGGGATGGCATGATAGGAGCCTTGGGCCCAATCATCCGCGGCGATCACAAGAAGCGCGGCAGACAGGCACAAATTGGCGCCGAGTACGAAGTGATGATGCTTGGGCATTGGCATCAATTGATTCAACTTCAGCGCTTGATCGTCAATGGCTCACTGAAGGGCTACGACGAGTACGCGTATTCGAACAACTTCGGGTACGAGCCGCCCCGTCAAGCGTTGTGGATCACGCACCCGACGCTCGGAATCACATTCAGCATGCCAGTGAACGTCGACGAACCGCGTAAGACTAATCCGTCGCCCTGGGTTAGCTGGGCAGCATGAAAGTCGCCTTCTCCGATCGTCTCCGCGACCTGCTGTCCGATCCCGAAGCCGAAAAGCAACTTCGATCATGGATGGCGACAGGCAAGCCGGAATTCATCACGATCCGCAAGGACGGCGAAGAATTGATCGTCAAGCCGAAGTTCGTGAAGGCGCTTCTGTAATAATCACAGCGCATGCAACGCCCCGCACTCATCCGCGGTAGGCCAAACGTGCGCTACAAATCGGCCGCAAGATAGGGCGGACGCTGGATCCGTAACCAGCCATCGAACAATTGCCATGTAGCTCAGTCGGTAGAGCAGCGCACTGTTAATGCGTTGGTCCTAGGTTCAAGTCCTAGCGTGGCAGCCAGTCTCCTCCTCGCCACCCTTCAGGCGATTGCCGGCTTCGGCTGGCTATTTTCTTCCGGGCAGAGATGCCCATTTACTAGGAGTAGGTCATGTTGTTCTTGAAAATAATGAGTAGCCAATCAATGGCTGACTCGGATGCATGCCACAACTTCACGTTGATTCCGGTCGCCTCGACGGAAGAACTGACGTTCGATACGCAGACCGTCGATGGCACTCATGTGCCAGCCGGAACAACGGTCGTGTGGGCGCGCATCCGCGACACGGCGACCGATAAGATGCGCGAGTTTAGCCTGACCGGCAATGCCTACGTGCTGAACGAGCACGGCAAGACGATCGCAAGCCACGCGTCCTATTGACGGGATAGGCAGTTGCCGGATTCTGCCAAGCGCCGATAACGGGTGCATAAACAACACCGGCCAATTTCCCGCCCGTCCCTCGGGGCGCGGCTGCCATAGTGGGTGGCACAAACACTTGAGGGCAACTGCCCATGAAACGCTATGGGACGTCCCTCGAAGCTCACCGAAGCACAGTGGGATGAAATCCGCCGTCGATTGCTCGATGGCGAGAAAGCGGCGGATCTCGCGCGCGAGTACGGAGTCTCTAAGACTCGCATAAGCGAGAACGTTTCGAAACGCGCGAGTGCGGTAAAAGACGTTGCGAAACAAATAGTTGCAGCAGAAGTTTCGTTTCGTAAGCTTTCAGTTTCGGAACAATTCGATACAGTTTCGATATTGCGGAACCTGACGAATACGCTGGGACATCTGAGTTCGGCGGCGGCCTACAACGCAGCGACGTCGCATCGGCTCGCTGGCATCGCCAACATGAAAGTCGCCGAGATCGATGATGCGGCGCCATTGGACGATAAGAGCCGGGAAGCGCTGAAAGACATTGCGGTTCTGACGCGCATGGCGAACGAAGCTGGCGAGATCGGCATGAATCTCGTTAGGGCGAACAAAGAGATCTTTGCCAGCCAAGAAGATCCGCCCGCCCTCGACGATCCGAACCCCGATGTATGAAGCAATCCGTCAAGCTACAGGAGCTTCATGCCAAGCAAGTTGAGATAGGCAAGGCGTTCAGCGAGAATCAGCGCGTTGTTATTCGCTGTGGTCGCCGCTTCGGCAAGACGACGTTGCTCGAGCGGTGCGCCGCGAAATGGGCATATCAAGGTCTGCGCGTAGGCTGGTTCGGCCCGACGTACAAGCTGAACCTTCCGACCTATAAGCGCATCCTGCGCACGATCCAACCGATCGTCGTCTCGAAGTCGAAGATCGATCAAGTCATCGAGACGCAGAAAGATGGATGCGTCGAATTCTGGACGCTGCAGGATGAGGATGCGGGACGGTCGCGGTTCTACGATCGCGTCATCCTCGATGAGGGTTCGCTCGTCCCCAAGGGACTGAAGGAGATTTGGGAACAGGCCATCTCGCCTACTCTGCTTGATCGGCAGGGTAAAGCTGTGATGGCCGGCACGCCGAAAGGTATCGACCCGGACAACTTCTTTTACGAAGCCTGCACCGACAAGACCCTCGGATGGCAAGAGTTCCATGCCCCAACCGCATCGAATCCGAAGCTTGACCCGGATGCGGTAGCAAAGCTGATTCACGAATATCCGCCGCTCGTCTACGAGCAAGAGTTTTTGGCGCGCTTCGTAGACTGGCGCGGCTCTGCGTTCTTCTCTGAAGTCAACCTTCTAGCTGAGGGCAAGCCGGTAGAGTACCCCGAACGTTGCGATCAGGTCTTTGCGACCGTCGATTCTGCGCTCAAGGATGGCGTCGAGCACGACGGCACTGCCGTTTGCTATTGGGCGAAAAACAAGATCGCCGGGCATCCTCTCATCTTGCTGGACTGGGATCTGCTTCAGATCGAAGGGGCGCTTCTCGAAGAATGGCTGCCTAGCGTCAATCAGCGGCTTGAGGATTTCGCGCAGCAACTCAAGGCGCGCGAGGGCAGTTTAGGAGCCTTCATCGAAGACAAGGCCAGCGGGATTGTGCTGCTTCAGCAAGCGGCTCGCCGCGGACTTCCTGCCTATCCAATTGATTCGAAGCTGACCGATCTAGGTAAGGAGGGGCGCGCACTGTCCGTTTCGGGATATGTCTATCGAGGCGACGTGAAGTTTTCTCGTCATGCTTACGACAAGGTGACGAACTTCAAAGGCCAGACGCGCAATCATTGCCTGGCTCAGGTCTGCGGCTTCCGCATTGGGAGCAAAACGCCACACACTTACGACTTGCTAGATACCTTCGTCTACGGGGTAGCAATCAGCCTCGGCGATTCCGAAGGATGGTGACGATATCGGCATAGAAAAGACGCCTTACGGGGCATTCTGAAGAGCAAATCAGCACAATGAGCGATCTTAACACAGACGGCGGCGTCGCATCGGTAGGAACGGGCGCCAATATTCCGTCATCGCTCATGCATTAGATCAATCAAGCGCCAGCTAGGGTAGCTCCCGAAAAGCCGATTGCTCATCGGTCTGCTGGCGCCTCTCATTTGAGCGCATGGAAGAGCAACCATGAACCTTGAAGATTCGAAGGATCGGTCTTTCTATGTCTATGTGATATTCAGGCCGAATGGAGTCCCTTGTTATGTCGGGAAAGGAAAGGGAAAGCGCTGGAAGACGACATGGCGAAAATATAACAAGGCGCTCCAGAATTTGATGGATCAGAACGGCGGTTCGTTGCCAACTGTGAAGATCCGCGAAAATTTAACGGAAGCCGAGGCGCATGAGACGGAGATAGCGTTCATTCGCGCTATTGGCAGAAAGAAGAATGGCGGCCCTCTTTACAACTTGACTGATGGTGGCGAGGGGCAATCTGGCTGGGTGCCGAGCAAAGAGACAAAAGAGCGCATCAGCGCCGGTCGCAAAGGCATCAAGCATACGGATATGGCCCGTCTGAAAATGAGCGTTGCCGGTAAGGGCCGCATCAAATCTGACGAACACAAAGCCAAAATTGGCTCGGCGCACCGCGGCAGAAAGTGGTCTGATGATCAGAGGGTGAATTTGAAGACGGCGCAAAGCGCGCCTGATTATAGAGAGGCACTAAAGCAACGCGCCCGCGCACAACATGCCTCGATGACCGATGAAGAAAAGGCGGCGCGTCGGGCAAAGATTTCTGCGGCAACAAAAGCAGCAATGGCTAGACCTGAAGTAGCAGGAAAGGTTAGCGCTGCGGCTCTCAAGAACTATTCGCGCCGAGCGCGTACATCCGAAGGTAAATTTGCATGAGTGACGTAAGCGCGGAAGGAGGGTCTGCCTCAGTAGGGGTAAGTGCCTCTATCCCTTCGTCTCTAATGCAGATTTTGATGGCGGAAGACATAATCCCCGGGGCTTCGCCTTCATATGAACTATGCAAGGAGATTTATACCTCTCACGCTTTGGGCGCAAAGATGGCCGAAGCCCCGATCGAAGAAGCCCAAAGCCAAGAGCGCGAGATCAAGATCCGCGCCGACGGTGTACCCGAAGATGACCTGATCGAAGCGTTCAACCGAGAATGGATGTCGATCGGCATGACGGGCGCCGACGAGATCATCAAAGGGTTGATGACGCTCAAGCGTGTATATGGGATTGCATCGCTGGGCGTCGGCGCGCGCGCACTGAGTGGCATCGACTTCCCGACGACTGAACCGTTACCCTACG